TTTTTGGTTTGTGTGTTATGTTTAAGTAGTTAAAGTAGTGGTCACCACCCATGAAATTTTTTCCATTCAATTCATCTTCACTCTCAACGGAGTCATTAAAGTAAATTAAAGCAGTCACAGTACTGCGCATTGCTAATTGGTCATTGGGAGTCCAAACATCATATATATAATCAGTACTGATGTCCGAATGAGGACCCAGATATGCTCCTTCTTTATAAGAAACAATATGGCCTTTTACCTTCCACCATATGCATTTGAACGCAAGTGGATAGGCTTCTAAGTATTTAAACAAATAGTTATCTCTAGCGGATTCTAAACCATTTAAAAATTCTATTACTTCTTTTCTTGGATCTTGATGTGCTGCTGATCCTCTGCCTGGCATCCCGTCAATACTGTCTTTGCCAAAAAAGTATCCGCTTCTATTTACATATATCTCTTCCCCAGTCTCTGGGTCAATTCCAGGAGTATACATGGCTGCTTTTTCTCTAGCTACAATTTCACTACAAAGGTCAAAAGAATAGTCTGCATCGAACTCTATGGCAGACCTAAATATAACTACTCCGCCCCCAAGATTTTCTCCCTCTACATCTTTATTCAAAACAAAATTATTCATCGCGCATCTCCTTAACAGTGTTAGCACTATTGTACACTCTATGTGTTGCTCGTAGCAACTCGTTAATCTTTTTTGGGTCTACGTCTTTATAATTTTCATTAACAAAATCTACATAGTCTTTAACTATATTTGGCATCCATATTTGACCTTGAGAACCAACTGGAATTTCACCATGAGTTATATTGATCCCTCTTTCTAGATGAGGTGAACCTTGAGAAAAATAACCTATGTAAGCATATCTGTTTCCATCCGTGCACGGATACACTTCATGTGAACCTAGGTAGTTGGATGGAAACATTAACATGTCTCCAGTTTTTGGTTTATATTTTATATTTGCGTAAGGAAATTCTATTTCCCCACCTAGGTATTCATAATTTTTGATATCATCTATTGTTTCAACTGAATCATTCAGATAGATAATCATACCCAAAACACTTCTAGTTGCTACTTGAAGATCTGGTTCAAAGCCAGGTTGATAGTTCACATCATTATCACTATGTAGACCCATTGCGCTCTCTGGCCCGTAAGCTAATATATGACCTTGTGTTCTCCACCATAAGCTTGTCAATATCATTGGAAAGACTGTTGTATAACTTAATCCGCCTTGATAAAAAGATCTTTCGCAGCCCTCAAAAAAATCAATAATTTCTTTACTGGTATTCTCATCTACAAAGTTCATAATATGACTTGAACTTTTATATATATCTTCTATAGTATATCTATGCCCACTTCTATTTATTGCATAGATCGGCTTATTGCTATCGTCGTAAACTATTGTATAGTCTTCTTTTATTGCTTTTTCTTTTAGAGATGCAATATATGGAAGAATAATATCTTGATCCACATTAACAGCGTTCCTAAAAAGAACTATACCAGAACCAAGATGTTCTGGCATTAACATTGCATTCACCTTATATGGCTACTGGATCAGTCCCACACGGACCTTCTGGAAGGTCAGCGTCAGAATTATTTGCAACTGCAACTTGCTCCTTAACCTCTATGGCTTCGTGAGTACTGCTATATTGGGCAACATTTCTACCTTGATAAACTGGATTCCAGCCAAGCTCTACTTTAGTGTTTTCTGGATTGCTAAATAGTGAATATGGCGATTTACAGTATCTTTCATAATCATCATATATATTATTAAGCCAAACACCTGGACACCATTCAAAGCTTCTTTCTGGTTCGCTAATAACTACATTAGCTGGGATGTCATCGCCACCTTGGCCAAAGAAAGATAGATAAGAATATCTTACACCCTTGCCCATTTTCTCAACATCATGAGCAGCAATGTAGTTTGTTGGGAAAAATATAATATCGCCTCTTTGCGGCTTGTATGAAATGCCAAGGTGAATAAAACGAAGATGACCACCTGTAAAGTTTCTTCCATCTAATTCTTCTTCAGATTCGACACAGTCATTTAGGTATAATAATGATCCACAAGTTTGTCTTGCAGCAACCATGCCTCTAGGCATGTATCTGACTCCGCCAGTTACCTTGTAGTTTGTATCGTTATCTGAATGACAACCTAATATGCCGCCATCACCATATCTTAAAACGTGACCTCTATTTTTCCACCAGATACTGCCAACAACTAGTGGGTAATTATCTATGTACTTAAGAAGACATTTGTAATTCTGTTCTTCTAGGTAAAGAAAAAAATCTTTAACCTTGTCTGGAGTTTCATCCGTAACAGGGTGTAAAAGTCTAATTGGTGTAGTTGGGACATCCTGAAGCCTATATCTAAAACCATCTTCATTGATACCGTACTCTACGCCGTCTTCTCCGGTAATATAAGTCCATCTGTTTTCATGAGCTTTTTCGGCTTTAGAATCAATATAGTTAAGTATCAATTCTTGATCTATTTTAAAAGCATTTCTGAAAACGATAACACCAGGTCCAAGCACTTCTATCTGAAAGTCATTTATTTCTTTTAGTTCCTTTTCACCAATCTCTGGTGTAACTGGAAATGGAGTACTATTAATAAATTTATCTTTTGGTTGATTTTCCATAATTATCCTAACATCTCATCAATAGCTTCTCTAATTGTCCATCCGGCACCCATAACCCTTGGTACTTCATCTAGAGGCATATCTTGCCAGTTAAATCTAGCAACCATAATACCGTCTCTACTAACTAAAAATTTTTCATATCCATGTGAAATTCTAGCAATTGCTTGTCCAGCTAAATTTTGATTCTCTACAGCCTTATCGCTTTGATCAGCGGTAAAGTCTGAGTAGTTTCTCTTCTCATTACCCTTCAGCGCTGAAAATACAGGGTGTTCGTTTTTCCCATTGACATCTGCTTTTTCAAAAAATGGAAAAGTCACAAAAGGATAATGCTCTTTAACAAAAGGGATTATCTCTTCATTTGTTCCTGGTTCCATTTGGGCAAATTGGTTATTAGGAAATGCCAATACGGAAAACCCTCTATCCTTAAATTCGTCATGCACTTGTTGCAGTTGCCACAATTGACGCGATGTTCTAGCATAAGACCACACCTTGGAGCACTTAGGTTCATAACCACCAGCCTTTGTGGAGACGTTTACGATCAAAGTAAGTTTACCTTTAAACGTGGATAAGTAGTTTTTTTGACCATCTATCGATGTAGCTTCTATATCATAAATTGACATTTTTTTCACCTTTGATGTCGAGTTTTGCATACTGATCTATTTCTAAGGTGCCTTCAAATTTGTCATCAACTACTTCTACATTTACGGTAAGAGTAGCTTTTATTGGGGTATCTACGGTTGCAGAAAATGTAATTGTATCACCTGATACAACGCCATTGTCAAAATCTAAGGAACCTCTTTCGCCAATAATTGTTCCAGAAACAAATGGTTCAATTGAAGTAATGTTGGCCGTACTGTTACTAACTCCAAATGGGGTAAATACAGAAACTTGCCAATTTCCAATGATGTTTGGTGTTTTTTGATCGTTCATACTTTATAGTATAGCACACCTTATTATCTGGCGTATCCTGACCAATCTTGAGTTTGTGCTTGCGTAGGATATTTTGGGGAAAGATTTGCACTTATAACAACCCTATTTTGATCTAAGTTATTATGCCTATTAGTCATATGGGGTATGAAAGAATTGAATATAATTAATAATCCTTCTTCTGCTGCTACGGAAACAAAACTTTCCATCGTGTTACATGCAGTTATATTAAACTGAATATCAGCACTTCCTTCTGGGGCGTTTGCGTAGTAGGCAATGGAGTAATATTCGTTTGGATATAAGTGTGTATTCAATTTATGGGAATGATAACCAACAGACTGACCATATTCTAGAGTTAGAGTCCATATATCGTTTAGTAGCATCTCTTTACCAAGAGCTATGCTTACTTCGCTTTGGAGTGCGGTAATAAGTTTTTCTGATTCTGTTTCACCAAATGGATATGTCTGATCCTCAAAATAAGAATGGTTTTTATCTTCAACAAATGAATTGTCAATTTTTTTAGAATGTGTTTTTATTTCTTCATATAGTTTATTGTTATCTATATAGTTTAATTTTTTCTTATAAATGCCAATGTTTAAAAGCGATTGGAATTCAAAATCATTCATAGTAAAATTCACCGGTTTCTAGGGCTAAGGGAGGACTATCCTTATGCCAAACGTTGATGATCATAACCCTTCTTATTCCCGTAATTGGAGGAGTAGTATTATGAACCATGTGGCCAGCATCAAAAATTATCAGTCTATTTGGTTTGCAAGCTATTCTTTCACGTTCTTCAAGCACAGAAATATTATTTTTAATATTTTCTGTTTCTAAGGCGTTGAGAGTATTCTCAATAATTGCATTAGGATGCAACTCTAGGAATCCGCCTACAACATCATTCGTATGAGGGTAGTACACACAGCCTATTGCTGGACCACGAAAAATTTTCTCTTTTGCATACAAGAAGGTGTCTTCGTCAACGTGCGTATCTAGGTATTGACCAGGGTTAAATGTCCTAGTCCAATATTCGAAACCACAAACATCTTTTTCATCAAAAGGGAGATTGTTTTCCCATATAGATTTAATTATTTGTTTGGAAAGTGTGTTTGTTTCAGATTTCCACCAACCATCCCAAAACATGTATGGGGCAAAACAACTTGATTTCTCATAGTGATATGAGTTTAATTCAGTAGCAATTCTTATTTCTGAACCCATTGATTGGGGGAACAAGTTTTCTGACAATTCAATTTGCTTTAATAGCTCAGAATCTTTTATAAAATTATCAATTACTATCATGATAGTATTATACTACAGTTTTACGACAGTTGTTGTTCCTAGTAGAGTGTAATCGTGAGACACGCATACGTTTTCTAAACTCTTTAAATGTTGGTTTATTTCAGAATAAGGAGAATACTCTGCGTCAGCTTCATATAGATTTCCACCATCGTTAGCCCAAGTTATTAACATAACGCCATTATCAGCTAACATATTGAAGTAAGAAAGAACTAATGATGGATCATGTATTATATCATATGAGCCAAATGATATGAAATCAAAAGGACCGGCAGCTGATGCTTCAGCGTCTTGTCTTGAAATTACGTCATAGTCCAATTCGGCTATTTCTGCCTCTGTTAAAATACAGCGTTCAAGAAGGTTTAATTGATAATTATTTATTAGTGTAAGCTCTGATCTGCTTGCTACAGTTTTCATGAAACTCATGCTCCATACTGAGTGTGACAATAAGGACTTGGCCGGATTCTTAATCATGAAAGTAATTTCTTGTGGATTATCTCCATATCTATAGCCATCTGTACTTTTATGTACCGAATCTTCTCTAGAAAAAGTGTCAAAATACCACATAAAGATATCTCCACCTACTGCTATTTTTCTCTTATCCAAAGGAAGAGTATCTAAATATTCTTTAATCTTAGCAAAGTTATCATATTCAAGCTGATTTATTTCTTCATTTGATCTATAAGGTTTTACTAGGTTGTTAATTCTAGAGAAGAAGGATTTTTCTATGCTCATATTATGCGGCTCCTAATGCTATTTGGCGCATCCACCAAAATCTTCTAATGGTAGATACAATTAAAGTTCTTTGACTTCTTAAAATTGCAACTACTGGTTCGTCTCTATACGTTTGTTCTTGTTGCGAGTTTGGAGTTCCAATAGGGGTAATTTCTTGGTTAATCAAATTAAATGTTCTTGCTTGAGAAATGATTTCATCAATAGATAGAATATCCATATCTTCTGCTGTAAGACCAATTATGTATAATTGTAAAGCCAAGACTGACTCTATGTATTCAAGATCTTGTTCTGCATTATAGGTCATATTTACTCTTCTTCGTCATCGTTGTTAATTGAAAACCCTGTAAAAAATCTGTCTGTTTTTATCTTACTTGCTTTAAGAATCTGGCATTGAAATTCAACTCCGTCTGGAAATGTAAAGATGCCAGCTGCCTTAGAAAACGTTGGAACTAAATCATCATTGGTATCGGACTCAGAATTGTCAATAATATTGTCCGCCATAAGTTATTGTTCCAATAGTTTTAGAGAAGCTATTTGATTAAATAATGAATTAAAACTAGCAGTTGTTGAAGTTGATAGCGTTCCAGTAATTGATGAAAGTGCAATAAGTTCACCAACGTTTGAAACTTCAAGAGCGCTTTCTGGATCTACCGATAACAGATACGATAATGTGTATATCGATTTTTCTAGATATACTGCAGCTTTGTTTTTCATTTCTTGTTTTTGCAAATCATTCACAGCCATTTCTTACTCCTTTAGGATAGTTCTGCTATTTTTGCATCTATGCTAGCGATACGTGCTAATCCGGATGTGATACTGGACTTCATTCCATAACCGGGATCATCATCAATTGAGGATGCTACTGGATCAAAATTCCAAGTAGACATATCGTAAGTATCTGGATCAAATCCTAATTTTGCAATATTCTTATAAATCTCTGCTTGAAAATCTGCTTTAGCAGAATTTAAGCTTCTTAATTTTTCTGCTTGCGTAACTAACGAAAATGACATTGTGCCTCACTTCTTTGGTAAAAATGTATGATGATATAGTAACTAGTTATTGGGATTGTTTAACTTTAAAAGTCCAGAATTTGCTGGACCAATTCTGTTGCCTTTTTCGTCTAAACCAGTTCTGATGCCTTTCATCCAAGTCCAAGGTTCATCTTGGTTTTTCTTCATTTTAGCAGCTCCATAAGCTGCGCGCGCGTTCATTAATTCTGGCTTGTCCCAAAGATTATCTACTTTAAACTCAACTGATTCAAGAAGATCACTTTTAAAAATATTAAAAAACATAAACGGTGTTCCTGCTTCAAATGTCACTGGCTCACCTATTTTATTAATAGCCCAATTCATTTGAAATTCATCTGGCCACCAACTACTTGGTATGATTGCACTAAGGGGAGATGCTCCGTCAACCATATAGTTTGGAGAACCACCAATCCAAGTTTCGTAACCTTCTTCGGTTCCAAATGCCCATCCAACTGAAAAAGAAACCATACCAATAATTCCGCCATAGGCAAGTGCTCTACCCATATATTCTTCACCGCTAAGAATCTTTACATTGCTATTCCCGCCATCCCATTGAACTACTACATCTTGCGGAAGTATCAATTCCCACCCATGTACGTTGGCTGTAGTCATAGGAAGACACTGATACGCATGTTTTTTATATGTGTTATCCATCCAATCTCTTTTAACCCTAGACTGGACTATCTGTGGTGGGTTTTGATGAGTCTTAGTTAAAGTAACTTGTGTCATAAATTAGATTGTATCATCCAACAATACTTCTATTGCAGCTTTGATATTTATAAGAGCTTGTTCTGCGTTAGTTTTTCTTTCTCCTGCATTAAACGCTAAGTCTAACAAATCAGAATTACAAAAACGGAGCATTTTTTTTCCATCTCTACCTATGATTATTTTTTCAAAATTACCTTGAATTGGGTCTTTACCATCTTGAATTAGCTTGTAAAAAGGATGCTGTTCTACGTCGGCCTTTGGCTCTGGAGCAATACCTACCAACTCACTGAATGGAAGATCTGTCTTATACAATTCTTTCATATGGTCCCTCATGTGAACTGGGCTTGCATTAGATTCCTTAAACGCACCGTAGGCATCTTCGCAGAAATCTGTACTTGGGACAGCTAATACTTCAAAACCTAAATCTTTATATTCTTTATATAGATTCTCAATAATTGGATATTGAGCAGAATTTGCACACTCTCCAGTTACGTTGACTATCATTGTTACCTTACCTTTATTCTTGGCAAGGATGTTTTCCTCACCATCCAATGACGATAGTGGAATATCATACACTGATGACTCAAAGCGTTCTAAACTTGGTAATTCATTTTTTTCAAACATAATTTCTCCTTATTCTGGTTGAGGATATGCGAGAGGCTGATTAGATCCTTTTGTTATACCTTTTGTCGGATCCACTTTAGAGCCATCTGCTCCATAGCCTGTCCCATACTTATGATTATTATCATTATAATCAAACATAGTAACTGCAGAATATTTAGTGCCACTAGTAACCTTTAGGGATGAGTGCGCATATATAAAAGTGGATGGGAATAGTATGATATCTCCAGCTTGAGGTTTGAATTTAATATCAAGATATGGGAACCATAGTTCTCCGCCTTCGTAGTCGTCATTCAAATAGATCACAGAAGATACTGTGCACGTGTAGGAGAAGCCATGGTCTGCATGGACAGCAAAATGCTGACCTGGGTTGTATCTAACAAAGTTAATGGCCTCCATATAATCCATCTTAAAATTATATAAAGATTCGTAGTGAGCAAGACACTTCTTAAGGTTGGTATCTACATCATCATAGCACTTCTTAACTTCTTCAAACTCTGGAGTAAGGAACTGCCAGTGTGCAGGGCTCATTTTCAAGTCCACACAATCTCTGTACTCTGGCATTCTTTCATTATAGCCAACCATAGCTTCTGACCATTTAAATAATTCATGAGAGCTATTGCCTATAGCTGATTCTAGTCTTTCTGGAATATTAAGTTCTCTTGGTATTGCGTTTCTGTATAAAAATATGCCAAATTTTCTATTATCTTCTACATTGTCACAAGAACCTACGTGAAAAAATTCCATTTTACTTTCTCCTAATTATCTATTTTGTTTAGTGCTATACTATACCACACGCATATCTACTAAGGAGTGTTTTATGGACTTTGATTCTGAGACTAAATCGTTAATCGAACCTGGACATTTTGGGGATTCTTCTGACAATATTATTATATTGGAAAATTTTGTTGAATTACAAGATTTAAAAATTATACAGGATTTTTTACCTACTATCAATGAGTGGATGGATGCCGGAGAGAATACTTATTCCGAAGATGGCACATGCACCTATGACGCATCTTACTGGTCTAATCGACAGTGTAGCTTTGATATCCTTTCTAGAATTAACCTAGATGTATATAATCTGGTAGACAAATATATTTTAAAAATGAAGTATGCTTTAGAGGATAAATTTAAGGTTAAGGTAACTGTCAGACCACCAGTGATTATTAGGTGGTTTCCAGGATTAGAACAACAACCACATGCCGATAAGCAGTTGAATGATGGATCTCCAAACCCTTTCCCTACCTATGATCTAAATTCATTAATTTATTATAATGATGATTTTGAAGGTGGAGAACTGTATTACCCACAGCACGATATCGTGGTTAAGCCAAAGCCTGGTTTAGCGGTTGCCCACCCTGGGGATATTAATTATCTTCATGGCGTCAAAAAGGTTATTAGTGGAGAAAGATTTACCACACCATCTTTTTATACTATTACAGAATTATTGTAACTAGTTAGATATAAAACCTTCACCCTCGACCCAATCATTGTCGTTGTTGTATATTTTTGGAATTCCCTTACGCGAGGGTTTGATTTTTGGATGGAATTTGCTGCTATAATCCCACCAAGTTCCGGCTGAATACCTTAAACCTGATTTAACCACATTAACTTTATGAGCGTGCATAAATGATGATGGAAACAATATTATATCTCCAGCTTCTGGTTTAAATTCAAAATCCAATAATGGGAAGCCCAATTCTCCACCCTCGTAATCATCGTTTAAATATGCAAGTGCCGATACCACTGAAGAATAACTAGACCCATTATCTACGTGAGTTACGAAATGATGACCTTCACCATATTTCATAAAGTTTACTCCTTGTTTAAATGGAATTTTTAAATTATACAAATCTTTATAATGAGTGATCGCACTCAGAAAACCTCGATCAATCTCCTCATAACAGTCTTTTATTTCTTCAAATTCCGGAGTTAAGAACTGCCAATAATCTGGGTGCATTTTAAGGTCAAAACATCTTCTGTAAGTAGAAAGATCCTTACCCAGTAGATTAGTAGAATCTGTCCATTTAAATAACTCATCAGAACTATTAGCTAACACTGATTCTAATCTGTTAATTATATCCGTTCCATTTAAAATTGCATTTTTATATATATGAATTCCATGCGTGGGATTAATTATTTTCATACTATTTATCTTTTGGTTTTTGTATATAGCTTTCTTTTCTTTTGAAAAAAAATTTCCAAGATACATAATTTGTATAAAGCATTGGTGATATAGGAACCCAATAAAGCACAAAAGATAACATATTTCCTGATATATTAGATTTCCATTGAACTATTGAATAAACAACAAAAATAGGCAGAGGTACAATATAGGATAATATTGCCCATAGTCTTAAATACTCTATCTTATAATATGTTTTTAATGTATTGTAAATCATATAAGGAACGCACAGACTAACTGCGAATAGCATTACAATCAGCAATTGGGCTGGTTTATTGCTGTTGAAGTTTACCGCTAAGGATAGTGCGCCAAAAAAAATTACCCCATAATGGTGGTAGGCTATATCTTTTCTAATATAATATTTTTTAGCTTTAATCAGACTAAGTATTTCTACTGCTACAAGATTCATAGACAGTGATCTCATGGGTATGTCCGGATAATTACCATGTCTAATATCCGTTATGTAATAGTAAGTTAATCCCATTAAAGACATAACGCATTGCAGCGTCTTGATTAGATTAGAACAGGCGCCTATTTCTCCAAAATGCTTTTTACCATCTGGTCTAAGTATAGATAAAAACTTTTCATTGCTATACAGATAATTCATACTTATATAAGTAAGTACAAAGCACAGTACTGGAATAACATTATCTAGTACAAAAGGATTTACAAACATTTTTTAATTCTCCAAAATAGTAGTTGATCTACAACTACCATCTTACCACACCAACGCTTAAGATTACTTAAACGATGGTGGGAAGAACGGTGGGAAGAACGGTGGGAAAAATGGTGGGAAAAACGGTGGGAACCATGGTGGGAACCATGGAGGAAAGAATGGTGGAAAGAATGGTGGAAAGAACGGTGGGAAATACGGTGGGAAATAAGGTGGAAAATAAGGTGGAAAGTACGGAGGAAAAAACGGAGCGTTTCTCTCATAGGCTATAGCAGTTCCAAGTGGGGTGACAGCAGCATCTGTTAAAGCAGTTTTAACCTTGTTTAAATCTGCCGCAACAGCCGTTGCAGTATCTACTGGAGTTCCAACGGTAAAGCCAGCAGCAGTTATTGTTGCATTAGCTGCAGAGTCAGCGGTTCCGTGCTGCTACTGTAGGTTTAGGAGCTTTTCTATTTTGCTTTTTACCATCTTCAATCGCCATATTATGCTACCATATCTCCTAGAGCAACCCATGTATCTGTTGCGCGTTTAATAAGTGTAGCAGATGACCAAGTTGTACGCAACTTGAGTCCAGGAGTACCGTTGACTGTTACTCCAGCACCTGCTGTCAAAGTGCACTGACCAGCTCCCGTTTGAAGAACTGTAATAGTAGTTCCAATAGGAAAGGCCACTGAAGAGTTGGGTGGTACTGTTAAAGTATTTCCTGAAGCAACGCCCATTTCAACCATCTTGCCACTGTCTGCTAAGACTAATGTGTAGCTAGCTGTCTGGGCATTGGTAATTGTGTCAGTAATAATTCTCTGGTAGTTAGTGCCATCGTTGGTGAATTCCCAACAGTCTGTTGTTTCATTCCAACGAAGAGCTACGTTTGTTGAAGTTCCGCGTTCTACTTCGATCCCAGCATTGACTGATGGAGTTCCTGCTTCATTATTATTTAATATAATGATATTATCATCAATCGTTAAAGTCTCTGTATTAAGCGTTGTTGTTGTTCCAGAAACTGTGAGATTTCCAGAAACTGTTAAGTTTCCAGCTACAGTTGGGTTTGATGTGTTCACCCAAGCTGAACCATTGTATGAAAGAACTTGATTGGTTGCTGCTGTAGTAATTGTTACATCAGATAGGTCTGTAATGCCTAATGTTTCGGTGATTACAGCATTGATCCAAGCTGAACCGTTATACTTAAGAAACTGACCATTGGTAGCTGAAGTGATTGTTACTCCACCGATGTCATCGATGTCATTAATTGTTGGAATAGCACCCCACTCAAGACCAGATGTGGCTGTAGAGTTCGCCTTCAAATAATATCCATCAGTACCAGCAGCTAAACGGGCGACTGTATTGTCCGCTGATCCAACAACAAGATCACCCTTAGCATCAATTAGTGATTTCAATACTGCGTTGTTGCCGGCATCAGAGACAGCTATTGTTGCAGCATTTTGAACAAATGCTGTAGTTGCCAATTGAGTGTTGCTAGTTGCATTTGCTGCTGTAGGAGCTGTAGGTACTCCAGTCAATGCTGGATCAGCTAAAGTTGCGTAGCCAGCGAATGATACGCTAGACGTTTCTTTACCAGATACTCTACCATAAGAATCTACAGTTAATCCACTAATAAATGAAGTGGTATTTGCGCCAGAAGTATTTGTCTGGCTAACTGTTGCTAAATCAATACTGTCTGCGTTAATAACAATTCTTGAAGAAGAAGCAGTTGCGACATCAAGTACATTACCGGTGCTTGTTAAACCAGCACCAGCTGTAAATGTTGCAGTTCCAGTAAACTGAGCGAAGGTTAAAGAATCTGTTCCAAAAACAATTGCATTATTTGTGCCAGTTCCAGTAGTGGTCAATGTAAATCCTTGGCCACCATTATTGGTTCCACTTACTACGTAAACTGAATCACCAGTAGAAACTTGACCAGGAACACTATTATTAGAATCAGTACGACGAGTTAACACGAATGGAGTTGATACGCTACCTTGTTCGGTAATTGTGTATATTCCGTTTTGTGTTGCGTCTGCTTGATTTTTTACTAAAATGCTTTTGCCTGTAGTTTGAGCAGAGCCGTCAACGGTTAATCTTCCGTTAGTATCGCCTGTTAATGTAGCACCTACACCCGATGTACCATTAGCGTATGTGCTAGCTGGTAAAGCTGCAGCTGTAGCAAACGCTACGGCTTCGTGCCAATTTAAACCAGCAGCTACGGTATCAACATAACCTCTTGTGGCAAGTGATGTCGAAGTAGTGCCTGCGTTTGAAGTGACAACTGAAAGAACGTTCAATGTTCCGTCTACTGCTATATTACCAACGACTGTACCAGCTGAGTTTTTAAATTCTGCTAATGGAGCGCTTGCTCCAGACGCTGCTTTGATTACGAAAGATTCATCGTATACTGTAATCTCAGGTGCGGTTTCAATTCTTAAGCGGGCCATATTACTCCTAGTGTGGGTTTTAAAACAACTAGGGATATAGTAATGGGTTAGTTAAAGAATTATTGTGTTATTCTCTTTAAAAATTCTAACATTTTTCCCGTATATTTAATACGCCCAAAATGGGTTAAGTTAATAGTTGGATCAACCCAAATTTTTCCGCCCATCTTCTGCCAGTATCTACAGAAGCCGTAATCCTCAGACAAAAATCTTCCGTCATCATCTACATAAGAATTAAATAAAGCGTAGGCGTTTTCTATCTCTCCCCCATGCAAAGCGCCTGTATCATCTTTGTATTTTAACTTTTTATACTTCTTAAACATCTTGTCAAATACTTGACGCTTGATAAGCATAAAACCAGTCCCGGCTTCGTAGCATTCGATTGCTCCGTTATCAATATTTAATTGATTCTCACCTGGCTTTGTCATATGCACTACATATCTGCTGGCATATTCCATGAGGTCTTGGGCTGACATATCTGCTTGTGCAGCTTCTTTTACTTTGTCCCAATTGATTTCCTTGATTGGGTAAGACGCAGTCATAACATCTTTATCATGCCACAAAAGTTTTAATATAGCTTCTTTATCAAATTGAAGATCGACATCTATAAATACCATGTGGGTAAAGTCTGGACTGCCCATGAACTTGGCAACAAGATTATTTCTTGCGCGGTTGATCAAAGAATCAGATATTGTGCAGACTGAATACTTTAAACCTATTTCTTTAAAATAGAGACAAGCTTGCAAAAAGCTCATCATAAAAGGTTCTGTTACATGTGAGTCATAACAAGGAAGTGCAAAGAATACATTCCA